TCCCTAAACTGTGTAATTAGATTGTCAAAACCCAATTTATAAGCAGCGCTGGAAAAAACCAAAGAGTTATTTAAGTAATTTTGTGGAGTGTCAGCGTTTAAAGCACGGAACATTCCATTGCGACCCCTACCCTTATGGATAATAAAAAGGGTATTGCCTTCTAAAATGCTATAAGTTTGTGGCTCACGAAGCTCCGCAATAATACTTGCCATAACTGCTGGGGCTGGGTATTCTGATTGAGTCTGCTTTGTTGCAATAGCAACAATCTCAGGAACGGTTAACTTTTTGGTTTTGCTGTCAACTAACATTTACACCCTCGTATCTAGGATTGCAGCTGCATATATATTACCCATTCCAGCAGCTAAACTCAACATTAAGCCTTCAGGTGCATTTTCCTCTTTTGATAGAAACTTGTCATCTGATTCTGTTCTGTTCTTAATTGCTGGAATTACGCCAGAATTAATATCGTCAATCATTAGGCAAGTTTCCAAAAGTCCGCTAGCAGCCACCGTATGACCAATATGTTGTTTATAAGACGTTGCAATGAAATCGTCAAAAATAGTCGTAATCGCTGTTTTCTCTGACTGATTATTAGTTTTAGTTCCAGTGCCATGGGTCTTAATAATCTTAATGTCTTTTGGTTTTACTTTAGCCATTTGCAAAGCACCTTGAATAGCCCGTTGATAGCCCTCTCCGTCTTCCCTTTGACCGATTGGATTGGAGCATCTTTCGGCTGAGACCCAAGCACTGCAAAGCTCTGCTTTCGGATTTATGGAATTTTTTTCCACGGCGGAAGCGGATTCAAAAATGGCAATAGCAGCCCCCTGTCCCAAAATAAAACCTTGGTTTTTGCTGTCAAAAGCACTCGGAATGGACCCCGCTTCCTCATCTTTTAAAAGCAAATTGGCTTTTGCTTGTCCAAAAAACTCAAGGGTTAGTTTAGACACTTGGTCTTCTAGGGCTAGAACAATGACTCTATCAAAACCCATATAATCTATTAAGTTTCTAACATCCATCATGGACTTAATGCCAGTAGCGCACGCAGAAGCATCTGTAGCCACGTAATCATAGGCTTCAAATACCGAAGCAATACGTCCAGCATAGATATTGGTCATGCTTAAAACGCCTAGCTTGAAGGTATAGTCTAAAGACTGGCTTGGCTTATCCATTTCTTTTGACTTACCGCCAGCCCATCCTTGAGAGCCAGCAGCTAGCAAGAATCCAGTCTTTCCTTCTACTGGATTGTTTTTGACGTACTCAACTAAGTCTTTAGTAATAACCATATTGGCTACCTCATGGGGAACATAAGAAAAGCCAGTATGGATTTTTGCCATAGACTGAGGAATTAAGTGGACTCGTTGTGGATAAACAACGTCTGTAAATACCGTAGTTTCCCGTGAGCATACGGTTCTGTATTGGGTTAGGTAGATTTTCATTTGACACCACTTAACGCTTCTTCAACGGTTTGTGGGTCTTTAGTCTTTACTTTGTCGATGCAGTCAAAGAGCTGACCAACAGTCTTAGGACTAAACGACATAGCTTCCTCACTGCTAATTCCGTATATTTCTGACATATACGAAACAATCATGGTGACATCTAGGCTATCTACGCCAATGTTATAAAACTCATCATCCAGACTAGTTGCCTTTACTTCATCTCCGGCAGCTGGTCTAGCTAGTATGAGTACCTCATTAAATAGTGCTACTTTGTCCATACAATCCCCTTTTTGTTGCGTTGCAATAAACCATTTTTACAGTCCAAGGGTCGAGGCTATCTGTTCGTGAATCGTCAGATGAGTACCCAACCAATCGTAAAAATCTTGCTCGGCATTGAAGTCAACATCGAGCATATTAAAGGGGTCAGAAAGCCCTAAATAGAAGGCTAGAGCTTGATGCTCTTGCTGGTGAGCTAATAGCCAGTCATCTAGGTTTTCTACATAAGCATCCGTAATGGGATACTTGGGATAAAGAATGTTGGAGTCAGCTAAGGTTTCCCAAAAAAGATAGTGCTGAACTCCGTTTTCAAATAGAAACTCATTTAGCGACTCAACGTTGCCAAATTCCACAATGGATAAAGTTTCCATATTCAAGGGTTTACCCTACCTATCTGCTTTGTTGCGTAACTCTCTATAGATTTCAGCTAGCATCCCTTTAATCTCAGAGATGTCAGATTTGTAATCGTCTTTAGTGACATAGTTTAATGGCATAGCACGCACATCATCATCTAATTTGTTCATGGTTCTGCTAATGTTGTTCAGAATCCATCCGCCAAAAAAGCCGGCAATAGCCACTGCAATATTAAAAAGTATTTGCAAGTCCATTTAAACAATCACCCATCGTCCAGTAGTTACGGTTACAGTTACGTTGTTTGCTACAGATACGGTTCCAGCCGACATAGCATTGTAGCCAGAACCAATGGTTACGTTTGAGCTAACGTTATTTCTGTTAATAACGATACCATTTTCAGCACTAAATAAGCTAGCACTTAGCTGTCCTGTAGAGGGGTTAAAGTAGAGCTTAGTAGAGCTGACGTTTTCAGTTGTAATTTGACCTGACGTATTAGCCGTCATCGTAATGTAACGGGTGCTATTACTGGTCGTATCGTCGGTTAGGCTAATTCCTGTAGCTGGCAAAGCATTGCTAACCCATGCGCCACCAGTAGAGGTCAAAACGTTGCCAGCAGTTCCCGGGCTTGGCAATGGGGTTGTAACGGAGATAGTTACGTTAGAACGGGTAGTTCCGTCTGCTCCAGCAATGGTAATTCCAGTGCCCGGCAAGAAGTTAATAGTTTGCCGTGTTGCAACATCTACACCGTTATTTTGGACTCCAACAAGCTGTTGGGTTGTGTTAGCGACCACTGACAAAGTACGGTCTGCGCTTAAATCACCACCACCAGTTAAGCCAGTCCCAGTATTAATGGCTCGTGTATTCGGTACTGCTCCACTAACTTGATTTACAGAAATTGCTATTGCAACGTTAGAAGCAGAGTTGACTCTGCCATAAGAGTCTATTGTGACTTGTGAAACATTAGATGCTGTGCCGTATGTCCCAGCAGTTACTCCAGATGTTGCTAAATCAATAACTGGAGTTGTGCCACCCGTTGACGTAATCCGTCCAGTAGTTCCAGAAACACTTGTAACGTAACTTCCAGAAGGCTGCTTATTATTAAATGTATTCCAATCCGTGCTTGTCAAATAACCATCGGTTGTAGCATTTGCAGCTGGCATTGAAATGGTTGGAGTCGTTCCTCCAGAAGACTGGACTGGAGATGTTGCTCCTACGCTAGTAACTGGATTTGTGCCGTTTGAAGCAGATGTAATTCGACCTTGCTGGTCAACAGTAATTGTTGAATAAGTATAAGTAGCTGGAGTAACGGCTGTATTGGCTAGGCTAATTGTTCCAGTGCTAGTAATAGGACCGCCAGTTAATCCAGTTCCCGTTGCAATATTAGTTACCGTTCCCTGTGGAATAGCAACATTAGAAGCGCTAGTTACACTCCCATAACCATCTACTGTAACGCTAGCAGCATTAGTACCACCGCCATAAGTTCCAGCAATAACTCCAGATGTGTTTAAAGTTAGGGTTACATTAGAGGCAAGATTGCCTCCACCAGCCAAACCAGCTCCGGCAATAATGCTTACGGTATTTGGAACTGCTCCCGGTATATTGGCAACTGTTAGGGTAACGACTCCAGTTTGACCGTTAACAGAAACTACGGCTTCAGAGTTATCGACTTTTTGCCAAACAGAGCCGTTAAATACAGCCCAGTCATTAACTTGCCAGTCGGTAATGCCGTCAAGGTTTGTATTGCCAGCTACCGATACTAGGTAGTAGTAACCCTTAGTACCAATGCCACTAGCGAGTGTTGGCGTATTAGTACTAGCATCCCATGTGCCTTGGTAATTTAATGAACCAGACGCACCACCGGCAGCGACCTTGAGCATTTATAGTCCATCTCCGGGAACAATGTACAAGTCAGCAGTATTAGCTGCAGTAATCGCTGTAAAGTATGCGTTGGGCTGGAATGTCAAAATCTCATCGGTATTCGGTAGCAAATAAAGCACTGCGCTAGCATTAGCTCCAGAGCCAGTCGGAATGACGCAGTTGGTTTGGGCGATATTTGCCGTTTCTCCCCACGACAAAAAGGCTCCTTGAGTGCCAGAGGAGTTAATAATGCGATATTGATTGCCACCGAGCGTTGTAGAGCTAACTTGAACGGCTGATGGATACGAAGTCGCTGCTTGAATTTTGACTGTTTTGCCACACGGCGTAAAGGCTGCTGGGACGGACATTATGGCTCCTTATGGCAAGCTATTAATAAAGGCTTCTGCATCTTTTTGTGACATAACGTCACCATCTGCATTTTGCAGTTCTGCACCAGCTAAGACATCTTTTTTGAAGGTTTGGTAGTCAGTGTTGTCGGGGTCGAATGGGATGCAAGCGTTGTCAGTTGTGCGAATTACACAATTTGCAATATTTCCAAAAGTATCTTTACATTTTTTATACATTATAGCTCCGCAGAAAGATTAAAAGCAGTAGAGTAATTGCCTGGAGAATCAATATATAAACAAGTTGCAAATCCATTTGTATAACCGCTTGCAGTTAATGCAATGTCATATTCAATCCTTGTCGTAGTAACATACGAAACGGTAATGCTTGATATTGCTCCAGTAGAAACAGTCCCATCAAAAAACCTTGCGTTACCAGTTGTTCCGACTTGTGAAATTGTTGTTGAAGGCGCTACTCTCATCCATGTTGCTAATGAACACGCTGCTCTACCAGCAGCGCTTGAGCCTGAAACCACGCCTCTTAGTGGAGGGTCTATAATTCTTTGAAAATACCTCTGACACAAAGCCAATTCAGTTCCATAAGGTCTGTAATCAAAGCTAGTAGCTGTAGAGCCTACCTCAAGCTGAACTCCTGTGATGTAGAAAGTTGCTCCGTTTGTGCCGACTACGGATGTTGCTCCTGTAGCTGAAAGAAAATTTGATGATGCCCAAGCTCCAGCGGTTCCGCTATAAGTAGAACCCATGCCAAGACCAAATATCACACTCATTCCGTTGCCATTAGTTGTTAGCCAAGTGCCAGTTGTATCACCAGCAATAGTTACAGATTTTTGTTCCCAAGTATTTGCAGATGAAATGGTATATGCAAAAGGGTAACTTCTGGTAGCATTTGCATTTCTTAAAGCCCCACCAAATGTTCCAGTAAGGCTAGAGCGCACCCAAAAAGAAAGTGTTACTGTTTTTGCTGTTGATTTTCCAAAATCAAAATCTGCAACATTAAAGCCTTCTACACGCTGAACACAGGCAAAATAATCTCCTGCTGCAACAGAATATGACGATGATGATGTGTAACCAATGTAATTTGTAAACCCAGCAGGTGGGGTTACAGAACCAGCGTTTTGTTGGATTGTTAATTTAGATGTTTGGGATGCTTCATTTACCCACCTATCAACAACAAAAACACCATCATTTCCAGTAACACTAGCACCAGCATTACGCTGGTCAATCACGCACGCACCATTAATGATGCGGTTCTTGAACTGCGTTACTGGTACAAGGTACTCGGCAGTATTAGTACCATTATAGGTTGGTGTCGTGATGCCGGTGCTGCCAGAAATGACTACGGGCATTATCTTACTCCTTTGCAATTATCAAAGTGCCATCTATTACCAGCGCCTTTACTATGACCGCTTGTATTGCAATGCGGGCAAATCCAAGCCTGTAATTTGGCTAATTCTTTCATTTTGTCGTTGTGCTCTTGCGACATTTTCATACCTTTTTTACCCGATGGTTTACCAATCTTAACCAATCTCATACGCTCAATAGTTTCAGGTTTGTGTTTTTTACCAGCCATTTGAGATGGTTTGCCTTTGTGAGCATCAGACATACGCTGACGGTATTCAGGGTCTTGCCATAACTTTGCTACACCAGCGCTTAATTTAGCTTTGACTTCTTCATTCCAAGCCTTACCCTTGTTCCAAGCAACGGTTAAACCCTTTTTGCCTAGATTCCAACGATTAATTGGTGGCTTGTTACCACCTTTTACCAAGTTCCATCCAATCTTATCGGCTGGTCTTAGTTTTGCTTCAATCTCTAGGCAGTAATCTTCTTTGCCAATTAACACCTTTTCTTTGACTAAGTTATCCCAACCATACTTGTTGATTGCGTTCTTTAGGTATCTGTTTTGGGTTAATTTAAGATGCTCCCAAATTCTGCGTTCAAACCGCTTAGAAATGCCTACATAGCCTTGACGCAAGATGTCAGTATGTTCGGGTCTGTGAACCCAATAAACACAGCTAACGGCTTCAGGGCTAGGCACAAATGCCATATTACGCTCCTAATCTTTTGGCTTGTTCAGCCTTAAATGTTTCGTATGCTTGGCGAACTTCAGGTGTCCATGCGGCATTGCAAATATCTTTGACCTTTTGTTCTTGACCGCTAATGTCCATATCAGGAGTTAATACCCAACGGTGGAATGTGCGAGATACAAATTCACCATCTCGTTCAATAATGGTAGCCTGACGGACTTGAATATTCCAATCATTTACGACTTCAATTTTGTCAATTTCTGTGCGTTCTGTAAGTGCCATTTTATTTACCTTATAAATATCCAGTTAGACTAATCTTATCTAGTTAAGTCCAAAGAATAATTGTGCCTAAAAGTCGACTATTGTTTGTGAAATTTGTTTCATTCAAATTACTGGAACCAGCCGTTCCTTGATAGCGTAATTCAACTGATGTCTGACCTTCATCTATTGTGTTTGTGTAACAGTTATCAGGCAAACTAGACATTCCTTCCCAATATGCTGGAAGCATTGAACCATAATTACCACTAACAACCCTTGAATTAAATGGTAGCCCACCTAAACTTGCAGCCCCACCTGAAGAACCTCTGTTACTTAATTTGACATCAAAAGTGCAAGTTACAATGTTGCCAACTTTTGTATAAAAACCTCTTTGATAAACATAAGTTAATCCAGCAGAAGCACCAGCAAACCTAATTGTAGGCGACCAAGTTCCTTCTTCATAATCATCTAGCGTATTAGCGTCTGAACTTGCTGAAGCAGTAGCTGGAAATGTAATACCAGCACCGCTAGTCGATGCAGTAGCGTTACCAACGCCTAAACAGTTTGCTACTTGTACGCCTAAAGAAGTATTAATCGTTACAGCAGTATTACCATTATTCGTCTGAATGGCTAAGTTACCAGAGTTATCACCCGTTATGGCTACTCCAGTGGTAGTAGTGGCATTGATGATTGAGGGCATTATTTAACTCCTTCTAACTGCTTATCTGTTGGTCTAGCAAGAGTAGGATGTTCCCACTTAGCAATGTAATCGCCTTTGCCGTCTGAATCGTTTTGCAGTGTAATTACAGTCATAAAGTCTTTATCTTCAAGACTTGGGTATAGTGCTTTAATTTTGTCGTATAAAGTCATTATGCTGCCCTCACTAAAACACCACTAAAATTAGTGTTTTCTAAAACATTGTAAATATTATATGAACCACCAGCAGTTCCATAAGAATAAAGTTCAACATAGTCTGTTGAGCCATTGAAATACACTAGTGTAGAAATTGTTGATTGTGCATAATAATTAGCATTTGCTAAATTAAAAGTTGCTTGAGCATAATTTGTTCCGTTTTTATAAATAGCACATCCAATATAATGTGTATTAGTTGTACTTACCATCGTAACGGAACCGCTAATTTGATAGTAGCCAGCTACTGTAGGTGTAAATCGACTTGAGGCGTAATTACTATTAGTATCAAAAAGTTCTGTAGTTAAAGTTACTTTAGTCCATGTAGTTGCCGAAACACCAGTTTGTTGAACACTTTGCCACGCACTAAACGCTGGACCAGTTCCAGCAATATTTGATGGAAATGCAGACTGCGGACTTGCGCTTGTTAATACAGTTCCAGTTAAAGCTGGCAATGTTAATGTGCTAGTTCCAGCAACCGCTGTCGGTTCTAAAGTTATTGAGCCACTTGTAGCTCCCGCTAAGACTAGGTTTCCCATATATATCCTTAAACTCTTGCAAACTCGCCATGCAACATTTCTCTTGCTAGCATAGCAACTTCGTTTGCTTCATCTTTATTTAAAAAACGACCAAGAAATTTTTTCTTTCGGTTAAACCAAACTTCTGCAGTCCACTTATTTTTTGTTTTATCCCACCAAACACCACGATAACCAGATGTATTGTTTGATTGCATACGCTTATTTGCAACATTTTGAGATTGAGTACAAGCTCTTAAATTTTCTACTTTATTGTTTGTATTATTACCATCTGCATGGTCAATGTACTCTGGCAAATATCCGTTGTGCATTAAAAATATTGCTTGATGTACATAAAATCTTAAACCTTTATAAGCAATTACCCTATAACCATTTGGAGAATTTCCACCAGCCTCATCTCCAATATTTGTTCTTGCTGCTGGCGCAATTTTCCAATAAAGTTTTCCTTCTTTATATTCAAAAATAGAGTCACATAATTCTTTTGTAATCATAGTATTACGTACCTACTTCCTGAAGGAACTGTTAGGGTTGCATTTAAGGTAATTGGTCCTACTGACATGGCGTTTTTACCAGAAGTAATTGTGTAATTTGTAGTTAGGGTCTGGGTATTTTCATATAGCAGCCCCCCAGCTTCAGCACCACCACCGCCACCCCCTCCAGCTAATGTCCATGAGCCACCGTTATACACAACGGTATAAATGCCATTAGCACGCAGTTCTCCGCCAGAAAGGGCAGAGCCGTCTTCACTGACAATGGCAGCAACGGTGCCAATCGTAATACTGTTGACTTGGACTGTAAGAGTACAAGCTCCAGTATTCTGTAAGTTAGCCTTAAATGTTAGGGTTAACCCTGTAGTTAATTGAGTTGTTGTAATACCAGCGGGGTAGTTCAGTACAACGGCATTAGCAGAGCCAGTATCCGCAACGTAATTGCTGTACAAAGACAAGTCATTTAGGTTGTTGATAATGCTCGTAAAGTCGGCATCTAACTGCGACAACGGGATAGTCGTAGTTGCTGTTGCAAATATATTCGGTACGGAAGAAACTGGTTTAGCCATTAGAATCTCGCCCTTAATTCATGCTCATATTGGAAGCCATTGAAAGTAAATCCCGGTGATACAGATGTTACAGTCATTCCGAGATATTTTCCATATTGTTGTGCATCAGTTTTGTATAAATTGTAGCCAGTAGTACCCCAGCCAACAGGAACTCCAGAGCTATTGCTCCAAGGAATAACTTGCAAGCTATTGTTAACCCAGTTAACGACAGAACTTAATGTATAGGGACTACTAGAACGGTTTTCGTTGTCAATCGTAGCATTTAGCGTAACGGCTGCATTGCCACTTGCTGTAGCCTCAATACCAATCTTGAGAGCCTGTTTGTCTCGGATTGGGTCGCCCATAGGAACCAATGCTGTGCGAACTACGCTAGCAATATTGGTTGTCTCGTCCTCATAGGTTTGGATTAGGTTTGAGCCGTCAGTGCCGTAGAGGTTAATTAAGCCACCAACGGGCACGGAAGTAACAAACTTAATGCCATTGCCTTGGGAAGCAAAGAACCACTTTTTGTCAAAGAATACGGCTTGGATATACCGTGGACTAGAGATTTGTGGTCCTCTGTAATAAAAGTTAAAGGCTGCACACAAGAAGCTATTAATCAATACTTGTCCGGCGTAGACTGGACGGCTAAAGTCAATGAACGGGAAAATGCCGTCTAGCGGGTCAGATAGCTTGGTTGTGGTCGCTCCGACTAGGGCGTAAATACCGTAGTTGTTCATAAACAATACGGAACGGAAAAACGGGAAAATAGCAAACTTGAGCTTAGAGCCAACAGACGCAGATACGTTTGTATTGGTAAATAGAGTAACTCCTGAGTTATTTACCCGCACATCCGAAAACACGTTAATCGAGTCGTCGCCAAAGATGTACAAAAAGTTGTTGGCTGACAGTAATTGCTCAATATTGCCATGCAGCGTAGCGTCGGTCAGAATCACGTTTCCAGCAGAAATGCTAGAAAAGTCATTGTAAGAGCCAGCAGCCGTAAAGTAAATGGTACGGTTTTGAGCAATCCAAACACGCCCAGAGAAAGACTGGATACACGTTCCGGGCTGGTTAATTAGTGTGACATTAGCCGTAGCGTTATTACCCGTAGGGCTAGCATCAATGGTTACGGTAACGTTAGCAGCGTTAATGTAGCCAGTTCCAGTTTCCGTCAAAGTAATACTACCAACGGTATTGCCGACTAATGTAGCTACCGCAGTAGCGTTAACACCGCCAGTTTGTTGCGTTGCAGAAATAGTAACATTAGGAGCCGTAACGTATCCGCCACCACCACTAGTAACGGTTACTAAGGCAATCGAGCCAACAGCTACAGTATTTGTTCCATCCCACGTAAAGTATCCTTTTACTGGGTCAATAATGAGCATACGCTCGTTTTCCCATTGGGAAGTCTGAATTCCAGCATTGGAAAAAGTACCAGTTACAGCAACGTTACCTTTTACATTTGTTGTTAGGTTAAAGTACTCTGCTCTACCGTCATCTTCAAAAGCAATAACAAAATCATCAAGACCAATGTTAGTGGTTGTTAAGTGCGTAACCGTGTTAGACCAAGTAATTGCAACATTGGTTGCGTTTAAAACTGCTTCTGGTCCAGCAATAATTTTGACGTTACCAAACCCAATCGGCATGGCATTTTCAAGCCAAGAAAACTCATCGGGTCCAATAGCAGTACGGTTGTTCTTAGTATTGACTCCCTTAAAGTCTTTACTAATGTGGTATGACTTCCGTTGTTCTGGGGAGGCTGCCATAGCTTAGTACGCTGAAGAATAAGGGGTCGGCAGTCTGCGTGTAAATACGCTAGTCAGTGTTCCTTGGATATGACGGGCATATTCCTGTTTAAATATCTCTGCTTCGCCAAAGGACTGCTCGTAGTACTTGGCTTTGTAGCAAGCGTAAAAAGCGACTGGCTCAGTATAGGGAGCAATAATTTCATCTACCTCAGAACCCGTAGTTAATGGATTTGGCAATAAAACGGTATCAAACTCAGCCGTGTAGTTTTCTTGTGGAACGGGTCCAATATAGATTTTGCTCTGTCCGTAAGCGGAAAAAGCAATGGGTAAACCACGGTAATTCTGCCAGTAACGTAACTGGGCGTTGAAATCTGTCCATGCTAAATAGCGCAATGGAGTGCGTGAATTTCCCCAATAAATGTTGATGTTTAAAACATCTAAAGTACGCAAGCCTTCAGGAAAGTCGGCAGCGTATGTATAAACCTCTTTTCCAGTCGTAAAAGTTAAGGTTTGAATTGAACGCAAGCAACCCGTATCCTGTACGGTATGACCTCTTGCTTCGTTAATGTAGTCGGTTAACTGCTGGTCTGTATAAAAATTCCCGTTGGCATCATGGAGAAGTCTGCGACATTCTGTAATGTAATCCGATAAAGTTGCCATTTTTTATCCATGTTGTACTTGTTGGGCTTTTGCCCCCTTACCACCTTTCGATGGCGGAGGGGCTACTCGCTCAATCACCGGGGATTGTAAGTGATGCTTTACAGGTTCAGTAGTAAATCTAAAATCTAAAGAATACTCATTGCTCATCTTTAACCAGCCATTACGAACCAGTACGGTATATTTATCATCTACGCCGTACCCAAAAATAAAACTAGCTACCTTCTCAGGAATTTCAACGGTTTTCCCTACGGGGAACTCGTATTTTGTACAAGCGTGCTCCGCAGAGAAATCCGTTTTTCCGTTGTTGGTAACGTAAATCATTACAGTGTAACTATGTCGCCATAAACTGAAATGTCGCAAGTTCCACCACTAACTGCAGTGTTTACCTTTACATACAAGCTACCAGCTGTATAAACAGTGGAAGCTGCAGCAGTGGCAAGACCTAAATCTTGGTACTTGCTAGTTGCTGCGCTTACGCTTGATAACACTACGTTGTTAGATACTGCATTGGAAGTATTACCATCATTGGTTGTCAAGATGGTAACGTTTGCCGTTGCAATAGATTGGTTTGCGTTGGTAACAGTTATCTGGCGAACAATGTAAGAGGTACCTTGGTCCAAAGTCAGCGCAGCTACAGCATTTCCAGTAGCGCCAACACTTACGTTGACCGCTTTAGCAATACGGTATCTGAACTGGTCAGGAGTATTTGCACCTACGTGACTAAAATTCGCCATGTTCGCTCCTTAGTCGTTATAGGTTCCGGGGGCTGCTTCGCCACCGTTAACCTCTAACAATGTGACGTTGACGTTAGAGCCAGCGTCGTTGAGGAAGCGTACATTCACGCCGTCGGAAACAAGCCATGGTGACGAAGTATTTTTCGCAACGATAGTTACCCAGTTAGAGCCGTTATCACGGGTAGCTTGGATAGCCACGTTAGCAGTAGCAAATAATACATATGCACCGGCTGGAACTAGAGTGTTCGCAGTACCAGTATCACGAGTAGTAATTGTTACAGCTTGAAAATACGCACCGGGGGTATTGCTACCAGCGCCAGCTAGGATGATTTTGTTAAGTGCGAGTGCCATGTTATTTTCTCCTTACAGTGTTAACGAGTTATAACCGGTCACTACAGTCATTGACTTAGGCTTGGTTGATACCAACTCAGCGATTGTCAAAACTGCACCAACATAACCAACTTGCCAGTTAGGCAATGTGGACTCAAATCCAGTGAATACAAATGAACCTTGGTCATGTACATACATGGACATATAGTTCGTATTCAAGAGATACAAAGTACCTTCTGGGCAATATGGGTCTGGATAAATTGGAACACCAGCAACCATCAATGCACGGAAAGCAGCTTGTGGACCGTCAGCAGAGTCATTGAAGCCAGCACCGGGGGTGATGACATATTGCTCTTGTCCAACGTAGTCTTGAGCCAAAAGGGTCCAAGTACCGAATCCGCAAACACCGAAGGTTGGCACTTCTGCGCCATTCTTAACGGTACCTGAGATGTACTGGAGTACGTTTTGACGGGTTGGGTTTACAGAACCGGCTGCATAAGCCTTGGACTGCCACCAGCTATAGGTACTACGGTCAATGTTACCGTATGTGCCGGAAGCGGAAACCGCTGCTGGCAAGCCAGTAAATTGCTGAGTATCAGTGCTGTTGGTGTACAAGGAAGTAGCCATTGCATCCATCATCACATTGGTTGCGTCGTTCATACGAGCTTCAATGAGAGGAATAATTGCATGGTCTTGCTGTACTGCGCCTTCCATTCCGAGGAAAGGAACTGGGGCAATCATCAGCTTGAGGTCAAATTCAGCGTTGTATGCACCTTGCTGTACTGCTGGCTGTGCAAACGAACCGCTGTAGTCAGACCACTGAGCGTTAACGAATTGCGACCCTTGAACGGGTACGGTTACGGACGACACACCACCAGTAGCTTGTTGGCTGTTAGCCAGTAGAGCAGCTAATAGTGGAGTCGAGTTATAAAGTTGTACGACCAGCTTGGGGATAAAAGCACGACGAGTTACGTAAGTAAGTTCGTTATACTGACTTGACCCTGTTGCTGGAATAATACCTCCGCCGATTGGCATAGCTATTCTCCAAAATTAAAAAAATAAATCCCCATTACAGACCTATCGGACGATTTGGTTTACGCAATTCGTGTAAAGCCTTGAACGCTTCATCCCTTGCTGCACCGACAGGGTTCTTCATAAACTTGCTCAAATCCCACTTGCTCATTGTGTTGGGCTGGTAGCTAGACGCTGTTGGTTCAGCGGTTTGCTTCATCCAGTTCCAATACTCAGCAGCAGTTTCATGGTCAGCAATCTTTTTATCAAGCATGACCTTTTCCACTTGTGAGATGTCATCTTCGGACTGAACCAAGCCTTTTTTCACAAGGGAATTTCTGCGTTTTTCTAAAGTTTCCATTGCTTCTTTTTCACGTAACTGAGCTCTGATAGACTCGTTCTCTGCTCGCATTTGGTCTAATGCGTTAGTAGTACGGTCCTCAATTTCCAGTTCTGGAATAGGAAGGTCTGGATTGACTGATTTAGTCAAACGTAAAAATTCCTTACGAGTCTTGGGGTTGTCAGCTAATTTCTTAGCTAACGCTGCCAATTCATCTCGGGCTTCTAAACTCAAATCTTCTAATGACATAATTAATCCCCTTTTAAAATTAAATTACTTTCTTACCATCACCGGGAGGCACGATAGCATATTGATTCTTTTTGCCAATCTTGCTTGCGGTGTCTAATCCACCAAACTGACTAAAGCGTGGTGTATTAGTAATCTGACCGTTTTGCTGCGAGTTGTCGGTTGGACGACGGGGTGCTGCAGCTCCACGAGGTTTAAACAGTTCCATGGTTACTCCTTACATTGGAATTGGTGGTTGTTGTGTTCCCGGAATCGGGGCTAATGCTGCGACTCGCTGTTCGGGTGTTGCTCCGCCAGCTTGAGGCAAGGATTGAATCATCTGCATAATCTCGGCTGGAATTAACTCACGAGTCTTAGCTTCACGCTGACCGAAGGCTTTGGACAGGCTACCAATCACTTTGGTTAGCTCCATACCTTCTTTTGAGTTACTGCCGATAGCGGGCAAAGACTGTTGCAATAGGTCTAGTGCCATTTGAATATTAATCATGGCTCCTTCTTTGGAGCCCATCTTGGGTTCTGGGGTGGACATAGGGGAAGCCATGGGAGGGGTTTCTTCGGCATCCATGCCGGCTTCTTCCTCATCATTACCTTCTTCCTCGGCTTTAATTTCAATTTCGCTAATCTTGCGTGGACCTTTTTGACCCGCTGCCATTAGCTCCATTAATTTTTCTTCCATCGCCATAAATATACCTTTGTAAGTACTTACTTCGCTTTATAACAAAAAAAATAATTTTGCACAAATTAGTTGGTGGAATCGACTCTCCACCGGGAGCACCTCACGTGAATTATCTACGGGTTTTGCGACCACGCATCATTTTGCGACCATACATCATGCTTATCTCCTTGTAGTAGAACGATAACTGCGGGGTTGAGGGACATTAGACTGACGTGAAATTGTACGTGTCATGCCTAATGAGGACGGTCTCTCTGTAGTTTCTATAGCACGAGCGCTCAAACGGGGCTGGTCTTGAGGACCTACTGTTTGGGATATTCCACTTACGGGTACGTCAGCAGCCATATCATTCCTCCGTTGGCATTTCAGGTGCGGAAGGCGGTGTTGGAGGGCTTGCTGGAGCTTGCATCGCTGCCATTTCTTCCTCTTTCTGCTCACGAATCCGCAGTTTCTCTATGAGTAATTGTTTCATTGGTGGCTCTAACAAGTCAAGCAAAGATTCTCTGTCAATCGCTTGGGCTTGAAATAAATTAAATGCCAATGTCCGCAAATCCTCTGTAAAGATAGGGCTATTGCTGTGTGCATCCACTTTTACAACGTAATCGCCCGTAAATTGGTTAGCAATAAACGGAATATTGCGGTCATCCACGTATCTTGTGTTGTCATAGACTTGCATGAGCTTGAGATAGAGGGTTGCTACCTTTTCTAAAGCATCTTCGACAATCAATGCTCGCTTTTTGGCTCGGGATGAACCCAAACGGGCAAGTTGGCTTGCGTGTCCAGCACTGCGAACCCCTGATTCTCCTCGTCCTTGTAGAACAGAACTAATGCCGGAAGCCTCTGCGAACATAGCATCAATTTCAGCAATCTCCCGATATGAATCGTTAGGTATGGACGGGGCAAGCTGTTCGATTTTGGCATTAGGACTATCGGTTGCGAGAAGTCCAGCTGCTCGATTGAGGGCAAAGTTCTTTTCATCGAGAATCCCTGTAAAGCCAATCAATGCGGTTGGTGGGGCGACTTGTTTAGACAGCAAGTCTAATATCTCCGTCATCCGTTTATTACGCATTTGCTGTAAGAAAATGAGCATTTGCACTTCAGACTGACCCCAGAAGTAATCGTACTGGGGGTTTGGAGCTATCTGGATAAAGGGTAACTCGCCTTTTAGGAACAAAGATTCGCCCGGACGGTCATAAATTACTACGTCTGGGTCAGCAATCGTGACGCACTGGTAGTCTTCGGTATCGTCATTCCATACCCAAAGCTCCCGCATCTCAACAGTATCCTCGGCTACAGTAGGCTTGTACTTATTCATACCGCCTAAATCCATATTAACGTTACCGTAAATGGTTGGCGTGACTGAACTTGTAATGATTCGGTCCATGGCTTCAGGAATTTCGGTACGCTCATGCTGTACGGCATTGACCCGAGCCACAATTTCTTCCCGCTTGGGGTGGCTATAGAGGCGGTTATAGAGTTCTGACTTGGTGATGTAGTAGGTTTGTACTATAGCTTCTTGACGGTCTAAGCCAGTAACGTCCTCACGCAGTACGCCCATCGCACCCGGCTCTACCATGTAGGGCTGAATACCGTTGCGGTACACGAGCTTAATAAAGGTCGAGTTGTAGCAAAGAGCCCAGTTCAATGCCATGGAGAAAACGGCATCGGCGTTAGAGTTCATCCACTCGTTGTTTAGCGCCTTGGTCAGTACGGGTATCTTGTGATGCTCTGCTGGCGGGACTGCAGCACCTAAGTTAATCGAAAAACGGGTGGTTTCTGCTGAGTAAATAAAGCTAGAGAGCTGGTCAATGTGCGGATAAATCTTGTTAAATAACGCTGGTGGCTCCTCGGGTTCGCTACCAAAAAGGTAAAACGAGCGCTGCACCATGTAGTCCGAGCGACGTGTTTCACGTGTAACATTGCATTTAAAGGCTAGGTTAATGTAGAACAGTTCACGTTCAACGTCATTACTTGGGATTTTCACGAGGCATCCTTTATGCTTAGATTCTGATGGTCAGCAATATACGAGGCAGTTTTAGGACCTTTCAAGGTCGTAGAAGACTTGACAGCCTGTAAGCCATTGACCATTTCACCATTAATCGACTGAGTATTGAACTGGCTAATTTGGTTAGGAGCGCCCCAACGAACAGCAAATGGATTGTCGGGTTGCTTCGGTGCAAACCGTGGTGGCTGGGCTTCACCTTCTCTTACGGATTTAATGTCGCTCATATTAAAGTCCATTGCTAGTTGCTGTACAGTGCGGTCATTGTTTTTGGTCCTATCCGATTTTAGACCGACTGGCTGCAAAAATACTACTTGTACTGTATCGCAACCATGTGGACAAATCGGTTTCGTGGACTCAAAAAATCCATGAACATCGCATTTGTAATCATTCTTTACCGCCATATTATTCCCCTTTCATCATTTGAGCAATTCATCTAGGTTTGGGTCGGAGTAGTCGCCACGGGCTTTTAATCCAACCTTTAACTTAATCTCTTTACCATCTACAGTTAACTGGAAACTGCGTCTTGCCTTGGGCTCGGGCTTTTCCCGATAGGTCACTCGCTTCTTACCGTTGTACCGATTACGCATAATGGCGACTTCGCCGTTCATGTAGTGCGTCAGCGCCTTATCTACACGGATTTGTAGGCGCTCAGAAAACGGTTCAGTTTCATAAATAAAGACTTTTTTAAGTGAGCTATCGCTAACCCCACAAAGGTCTGCAAATAAGGCGATGCTAATACCACGGTCATGGTCTGCAAAAAAGCGCTTCATCTGGCGCATCAGCTCGGCTTTCGTTCTTACTTTTTGCATTTACGCCCCCAAAAGTACAAATCGTAACTTGTTTGGTTTGTAGAAAAAGCATGACTTTCAAACATTTTGGCAAAGTCAAAACAAGCCGTAAAGTCAGCATCGGTCAGGTTTTGGTAGTAATCGTTAGTGAATGGAGCATCTTTAGGATTTGTCCTAGTCGTGCCATGCTCCGCCCTTCCTGTAGTAGCGCAAGTGAACACTAACAATCCGCCGGGTTTGAGCAAGTCGTACATTTTTTGAAAAGTACGTTGCCAATGTTTATCGTGTTCAAAGCACTCGCACGAGATGGTTACATCAAAAACTTCGTCCTTATACGGTAATTGGTGTCCATAGCAGACAATATCAACCCCCGGACCAATACCTAAATCGCATCCAACGTAAAGACTGGGGTTTGTAAAGAACTCTCGGACTGTGCCATTAATGTTGAGCGAACCAATCTCAGCGACTCTTGTATTGATAAAGTCTTCTGGATACAGCTCCAAAACAGACCTTACAAAGTTTTGTTGGGCTGCGTGTGACATATTGTGTATCCAAGGGTATTAAATAATTCGTACACCCGTTCTTCGTTTTTAATTGCTTTCATCTCATCACTACTTAATAACCAATTAATAGTATTATCATCTATAAGTCGTCTAAAGCGACTGTGATGACCAAATACGCAAGAAAGGTCAACGTCCTTATGCAAGGTATCGTCTAGGTGCTCAAACGAAAAGTAAATTGCTTCGGAATCTGGGGCAAACTTTAAGCCAACCGATTCTAGTGACGGACGCATAAAGCAACAAAGTTGCACATCTTCGTTTTGGAAAATGTCTTGTTGCTTAACGTGCATCGTAATACCGTATTTAGAAGGAGCTTCTAAAAAGCGCTTGGAGCGTAAGCTAAAGCCACCGTTTTGGACAATCTGTTGAACGTCATCTCGCCCAACCCATTGAAATCCAGTAACGTAAAAGTTATCGCCACATTTAGCTGCGTGGGTTAGTCCACCAACATAGTCGTACTCTAGCCATTTATCCCGCCACGCAGATGGATTTAGCGCCCACCCATCGTCTTGCACAATTAAGGCAAACTCAGTATCAATGAAGCTGTGCAAGCAGTAGATGACAAAGTGGCTATAACCAGAATAATCTAATCCTTGATGTAACACCTTCTGCTCAATGTTAGTATCTACTAACTTATCAGTTATTAATAACTTCTTTGCACCGGGTAGCGCTCTAGCGGTACGCTCAATCGACGGAATCATGCTTTTCGCTCCGCCGTTACCGTGTATGGCAACAATCGTAATGTTGCTGTAATCACGCATTGCCGTACATCCCAATGCGTTTTAAGTAGTTAGCCACATTCTTACCGACGGCAATCTGGTCAGGCTCAAGGTTATCGAGTGGCTTATTAGTCATCCGAGTGACCCGTTGGTTAATCAGTCTTGGTTGCACTTGCTCTGCAAAGGCAGCGGTAGCCAAGGCACTTGCAATCACACGGTCATCTTTGTTTCTGCCCATCGCAGCAATAACGCCACCCTCACGAACCACGGACTTCATTTCTTCTAAGCAATCCATGGAAAACACATTCATCATGCCACGCTCGAAAAAGTCTTTCATGTAAGAGAGCATCCTCTCTTTTGAGGCGGAGGTCGTAACCCAGCCAAGGGAGTTTGACCAGCCACCAAAAGAATCGTTGCGTCGCCAGATGTAATTTTGCATATGGGCTAAAACAGCGTAGAGGTCTCGCCCCTTTTGGTCTCCCAAGGAGGTAGCGTAACGCTTGAGGTTACGTATCTCGTTAATGACGGCTTGACCCGGACCATTGACTTCCAAGTTAAGGGTTGAGTTCTTGTACGCCCCAGCTAGGTAGCAGATGACCCACGCAAACTGGTAGGTGTTTAGTTCAGACGTAGCAAACTCCGCAACTTGGTCCAAACCGTCAGCATAGCAACGGTACACTTGTATGCAATGGCGGTCAGCCCAATCACTAGAGCCATAAGCGGGGTCAGCACCAATAACGTAATAAGCAGTGTCCACCGGCTCCTCCCAAATGGACAGCGTAGCCATACGTTCCGTGCTTTTAAGCAATACCGTGTCTTCAAAGTTTGCTCCCATGGAAAAACGATAAAAGTCTGGCTGCATTTTCTTGGCTTCTTTAGCAGCTTCCGTACAACGGTTGGTTGAGAAGAAGCTCGTACCCGTCATCACAAAGGCGTAGTCTTCCGTGGGCGGAAACTCTTGGTACATGAGCCCATCGTCCTTAATTCCTTCGTGTAGCTTCCAACGCCACCACGCCATTTGGCGGGAATTAATCTCAAAGTTGTAGAGCTTCTTAATCTCTTTGGTCCATTCTTTTTCTTCAGGACTTAGCTTTCCATCCCAATAGACTTTGTAGATGTCGGAGTCTGGGTCTGCTTGGTAAAACTGGTTACGCCACCAGCCACAAAAAATAGCCCGTTGAGTCTTCGCCCGTTTAGCTGTCGTGTACATATCGTGAAACATATTGAAGCCACGAGCCGTACTCTCAAAGAGGTACAAACGGTTTGGGTTATTTTCCGCTAATGAAGCTAGCAAGGAGGCTAATCCTTCTTCATCTCCCCAAGAACTGGTTTCAGTTCCGTGCAGATAGGTGATAGCTTTACCTCTACCGAGTGAGCCTTTTGCTCGGAGTCCAGCCACTTGATAAAAGAGTCGGCTTCGGTTTTTGAGAGAAAGCTGATTTCGGTTGTGAGCGAGAAGTGGGATTCTAAATTCTTTTGGTAAGCCCTCCATATACATGGAGAGAGTTGACCTGAACATATCTCGATTTTCTTCTGTATCTGTAGTAAGAGTTCCTTGCAGCCCCGGGTTGAGGAAGTGCCAATACAGGTCAAGCGCAAGCGAAATAGTGGTAATACCCAGCTGTCGCCCTTTAAGAATAACGAAGAAGTGGACATCATCGGCTAATCCTTTCGCAATTTCGTCCATTACATAGGTTTGTGTTCCTAGTAATGTATCCATTTTCCGTAAGCCTTGCTCTTTGGTCTCGATTTTCAGTTCCGAGCAAAACTTGTAGAACTGCTTTAGATTGAAGTCCATGGCTTTTTTCTTTCGTTATCAAATTCATCTAGGTTCCATTCTGCGACTTTAAGCCGAGCCGTCTTGTTTCTAGCC